TTTATGTACCTGGCACTTTAAATATTATTTATGCAGAATGGAATAGTTCTACTAGAGTTGAATATTGGATAACTCAATAATTTTTAAACATGTCAATAGCAAATAGATCTATTACTATATATTCAGCAAAAGCATTTATTTCCACATGGGATACTTCTATTGTATATACCGGTTCTACTGCTAATAATCAAATTCAGTTACCTCTTATTTCAACTGGTATATACAAGTTTACAGTAGACTGGGGAGATGCTACTTCAGATAATATTACTATTTGGAACCAAGCACAAGTAACACATACATATGTTACACCAGGAGTATATACAGTTACTATTACTGGTTTTATTAAAGGTTGGGATTTCTCAGGGTTTGCATTAACAGTTGGAGCTGTAACTGGTGACAGAAGAAAACTTTTAAATATTACACAATTTGGTTGTCTTGAGTTTGTTACATATACTAATACAACAACTACGGCAGGTGCATTTTATGGATGTATTAACCTTGATTTATCAAGTGTGCAAGATCAGCCAAACTTTAAAAATTGTACATCTATATTAGGATTTTTATTTGGTTGTTTAGCTATTAATACAGTAGCAAATGTTAATAAATGGGATGTATCTAAAATTACTTTTTTTAGGAATACTTTTAGAGAATTACCTTTGTTTAATGATAATGTAGGTAATTGGAATATGTCCAAAGCTATTAATCTTGGTAATATGTTTAGAGGTAGTACAACAGTAGCACCTTATGGTATATTTAATAACGGTGGGTCAGACTCAATTAAAAACTGGGATACTAGTAATGTTACTGATATGACTCAAGTATTTTATAGTCAACCTGATTTTAATCAAGAAATTGGTTTATGGAATGTATCTAATGTAACTAATTTTACTGGTTTCTTAAACACATATACACCAGTATTACCCGTAACATCAGGTAAATTTACTAATGCTGGATCTGATTCAATTAAGAATTGGAATACAGGTAATGTAACAAATATGAATGCTATGTTCTCTGGACAAGCTTTATTTAATCAACCAATTGATACTTGGGATACTAGTAATGTTACACTTATGAGTTATATGTTACAGTGTCTTAGTTTTAATCAACCATTAAATTCATGGGATACTAAAAAAGTAACTACTATGTCAAGAATGTTACAGATAGCTACTACATTTAATCAACCAATTAATAATTGGGAAATTCCACTTGTAATAGACATGTTTAACTTTATGTATTTTAATAATCCTTTATATTTAATTATTAGTTTTAATAAACAAAATTATTCTGATTTTTTAATTAATCTTGCAGGACAAACTTTACAACCAAATGTATCTCTTAATGTTAATCAATACTATAATTCAGCATCTGTTGCATCAAGAACAATATTAACATCAGCACCAAATAACTGGACAATTGTAGATTTAGGATTTCAACCATAAAAAATAAAATATGTGGTATTTAGCAACAAATGAAATAAATGTTTTTCACTATGGTGAAATGTTTGAGAATGCAGTTGTAACAACAGGACAACCTATATTGTTATATTTTGAAACTGAACAAGCACTTATTGATAAGCTTTTAGAATATGGTCATGAATATGTTGCACCAAGTTCAGAACAAAGTTATCCACCAGAACCTGAAGAAAATTAAATAATTTTTAATAATTTGTTTTTATTTATAAATATTTTTATATTTGTAAAAAACTAAACAAATATATTATGTCAGATAAACCTAAATGTGGATGTGGAAAATCTCAAGACCCTGATGGATTTTGTGATGGATCTCATAAAAATAATGAAGCTCAAGTAATTATTAAAGAAACAAAAATTTATTCTTTTGGAGATATTTTAGTAGGATTAAATACTGAAGAATTACCAGAAGGTGTTGAATTAGAAGTAAAACAAAAATTTTCTGAGATTACAGAAATTTTAAAAAGTACTTATACAATGTCAACACAATCCCCAGTTAAAAGTTTATTATTTGATCATGCAGTAGGAGAAATACTAAATGCTCAAATGTCTGTTGTTAAATTATTAAAACTATAAATATGAACCCATTTAAAACATTAAGAGGAAGAAGAATACTTATTGAAGTTCCTGTAAAAAAAGAATCAGTAATTAAATTATCTGAAAAAGATCAAGATGCTTTAATGTATGAAGCAATGAAACAATGGAATAGATTAACTGTATATGCTGTTGGTGATAAAGTAGAAGAAATTGCTGTTGGAGATTCAGTATATATTCCTGTTGCACAATTAGAACATGCAGAAAAAGTAGACATTGATGGTAGTGTAAAGTTAATGTTTAATGAAATGGACATAGCAATAATATGGTAAATATAACAGATGATCTTCCATATTTTACTGGAAAAACAAGTACTAATAAAATTAATTCTAAAGAAGTATCTAAAGAAGATATAGATAAAAGAACTAAAAATAATTTAGATTCTGAATATAATAAAAATTATGTTCATGATTTTAGAAAAGATATTCCACCATTTGAAGCACGTCCTAAATACTATGGTGGAAAAGATTCAACATATGAAGTTTTTAATGTGTTAGAAGCCTGGAAGTTAGATAAAGATTTTTACTTAGGAAATGTAATAAAATATTTAGCTAGAGCTGGTAAAAAAACTTTTAATAATAAAGAAGATTTAGAAAAAGCATTAGTATATTTACAACGTAGAATTGATACCTTATGAATTATTTAATAATGTTATTAATTTTAAGCATAGCATGTTTGTTATGGATTATAGGAAGTTCTTTTAGAGGACCTATATATAATAGTATTAAAGATGCTTATGAACTAGATCATCAAGGTGAAGCTATTGGTTCATATTTTATTGTTGCATCACTTCTTTTAATTTTCTTTGCCGGATCTTTTCTATAATCTTTTTGTTTTTATAAATAAATTTTTGTATATTATAGTATATCACTATAATTAAAATATAAATATAAATATGGAAACTTGGTCAACATTACACATTTTTGGATATGGAGAAACACAATTAATTGGAAAAGATTTTAACAAAAAAATTCCTTCTACATCTTTAACTACTTTAGCTGCTGTTGTAAATAATGTATATTCTTTTAAACCAGAAGAAAATGCAGCACTAAATAATTATCATGCAATTAATATTTTTAATAGTATGTTTGCAGATTGGCAACCAAAAGAAGATAATACTAAAAGTTGGAGAGTTGAATATACAGATTTAGATATTATAGCTATTACTGCTTTAATTACTGAAATTGAAACATATTTATTATTAAATATAGAAAAAACTGCATAAATTAAAATATTTATTTATATTTGTTGTATAAAATTTAAAACAATGAATATAATTTTTCAAATTAATGGTGGTCTAGGTAAATGCATTATGGCCACTGCAGTGTGTACTGCAATTAAAAAAAAGTATCCGGAATCTGATTTGATAGTAGTATCAGGTTATCCGGATGTATTCTTAAATAATAAAGAAGTCCATAGATCCTTTGTGTTCAATGGACTTTCTTATTTTTATGAAGAGTATATTAACAATAAAGACTTTTTAATCTTTGCTAATGATCCTTACTTAGAAACAGGACATATTAGACAAGATGAACACTTATTAAAAACATGGTGTAAAATGTTTGATCTTAAGTATGCTGGAGAAATTCCTTTAATTAATCTTACTACAAGAGAAATAAAATATTTTAAAAATAAATTTGCATTTGAAAAACCAATTATGTTAATACAAACAAATGGTGGTGCACAAACAGATCACAAATACTCTTGGGCACGAGATCTCCCCTCTACAGTAGTTGTAAAAGTTATTGAACATTTTAAAAATGACTATACTATTATACATATTAGAAGAGAAGATCAACAATCTTATAATAATACTATTCCTGTAACTGATTCAATTAGAGCACTTTCTGTTTTACTTAAAATGAGTACTAAAAGATTATTAATTGATAGTTTTGCACAACATGCTGCAGCTGCTTTAGAATTACCGGCAACAGTTTGTTGGGTATCAAATAAACCAGAAGTGTTTGGTTATGATCTACATGACAATATATTAGCAAATGAATTTACTACTAAACCTGAATTAAGAAATGCTTATCTTTCTAAATTCAACATTGCTGGTGAGTTAATTGAATTTCCTTACAATAGTGAAGATGAAATTTTTAATACAGAAACTATTATAAAATCATTAAGTAAATAACCAATGGAAAAATTATTTTTTCAGTCTTCTATGCCGAGGTCTGGTAGCACATTGTTACAAAATATTTTTGCTCAAAATCCAGATATGTATGCTACACCTACATCAGGAGTACTAGAACTAATATTTGCTGCAAGAGGAAACTACACTAACTCTCCTGAGTTTTTAGCTCAGGACTCTGAGTTAATGAAAAAAGGATTTTTAGAATTTTGTCAAAAAGGAATGATTGGATACTATGAAGGTATTACAGATAAAAAGTATGTAGTAGATAAATCCAGAGGTTGGGGTATTCATTATAACTTTTTAAATACAATTTTTCCGGAACCTAAAATAGTTTGTATGGTTAGAAACCTTAAAGATGTATTTGCATCTATGGAGAAGAACTATAGAAAGAATCCTGAGAAACAAGATCCTATTCTAGATTGGTCTAAAATGCAAGGAACATCAGTTCCTAAAAGAGTAGATATCTGGTCTCAAAATCCACCTATAGGTATGGCTTTAGAAAGACTTTCAGAGATCTTTAGAATGGGTTTAGATAAGAAGATCCACTTTGTTAAGTTTGAGGACTTATGTTTATATCCGGAAGAAACAATGAAAGGTGTTTATAATTACCTTAGTATCTCAGAATATAAACATGACTTTGATAATATAGAACAAGTTACCAAAGAAGATGATTCAGTATATGGTGCATTTGGAGATCATGTAATCAGACAAAAATTAGAAGTAGTTCCATCTAAAGCTAAAGAAATCTTAGGTAAAGATATAGTAGATTGGATCTGGAATAACTATGCATGGTATAATCAAGCCTTTAACTATAGACAATGATAGTAGTATTATTTGGTCAACCACACTCTGGTAAAACAACACTAGCAGAAAAACTTGCTGAAAGACTTATAGACTCAGAAATAATTGATGGAGATAAGTTTAGAGAAGCATTTAAAAACACAGACTATTCTAAAGAAGGAAGAATTAAAAATCTTACTAAAGCATGTGATATAGGTTATTACATGCATAAGAACTTAATTAAGTCTAATATTATTTACTCTATGGTATTTCCGTACAAAGAAGTAAGAAACTATCTTAAAGAATTACATCCTGATGTTTATTTTTTTTATCTAATGTATCAAAAACCAAGAGGAAGAGAAGAATATCATGTAAAAGACTTTGAAGCTCCTATAGCTGCAGAAAAAATAAAAATATTAAACACAGATAATAACACAATTGATGCTTGCATTGATTATATAACAGATGTATTATGGAAAAAGAATGGGGAAAATTAGTACACGTAGGATCATCATTACCATCTAAACCAGAGCAATATGCTTTGTTTGTAGGTAGATGGCAGCCATTACATGATGGTCATAAAGCTTTATTTGCAAGAGCATTAGATGAAGGTAAAAATGTTTGGATAGCAATTAGAGATATTGCACCAGATGAAAAGAATCCTTGGACAGCAGAAGAAGTATTAAGCAACATAACTAATGAATATAGAAAACTTTGTGATAAAGGTGTGGTTAAAGTTAGTATAATCCCTGACATATGTTCAATTGAGTTTGGTAGAGGAGTTGGCTATGATATTATTGAGCATGTACCTCCCGCACAGGTAGCAGAAATTTCAGCAACTAAAATTAGAGAAAAATTAAAAAATGGCAATTAAGAAGTTTCAAATTAGATTTAATGTTCATAGTAAAACTGAGAATGAGAGATGGAGACTCATTACAGATGGACAAGAAGAACTAGTATCTAACATTATCATCAATGGTCATACTTCTACTACTATGGACTGGATGGATGATATCCAAGATTACAAGTGGCACATTAGTTGTGAAGGAGAACTAGTAATCAAGAACAATATTGCTTATGTTACTACAGTAAAAGAAGAGTCTGTATTAGCAAGGCACATACTTAAAACAGTATCATATAGAATATTTGGTACACTAACTACTGTAACAGTAGCATATTCACTAGGTGCATCTTTAAGTATGGCATCATTACTTGGTGTAGGAGAGTTAGTTATCAAACCTATTATATACTTTTTTCATGAAAGACTTTGGTATAAACATATAAGAATTGGAAAAAAAGGATAATAACTTTGTGGTTTAAAATATTTTAAGTATATTATATATATATTATTAATATTTATAAAAATAAACAAAATGGACATTTTAAATTTTATAAGCTGGATAAAATCTAGTAATTACAGAACAACATTACCAACAGACGTACAAAGTCTATTAGTTATTGGAGCTAAAGATCCAAGTAGAGATGATGGTTATTTATCATTAGCAATTAATACGGCACCTTTACAAGCAGTATATGATACAGCTAATGTAACTCAAACAACAGCAATAAGTACTGCTGTTACAGTTAATGCACATAACGGAACAATTACTACAGTATCAAGTACTTTAGCAGGGGGTTCTAATGCAGCATTTACAGTAAATAATTCTAAAGTAACTACAGCATCTAAAATTTTACTTACAGTGGATCATCCAGGAGCTGGAATTCCTGTATTAATTACAGAAGCTCTTGCTAATGGAAGTTTTGCTATTCGTATTTATAATGTTTCAGCAGCAACAGCATTTAATAATACATTAAAGATTTCTTATCTTATACTTGATTAAAGATAATAACTAGTAATGGATATACTAAATTTTATTTCTTGGATAAAAGGTAAAAGACAGGTGACATCAGTTGATCCTGCTAAAACTCTTTTGCCTGTAGGTTTAAAAGATGCCAGAAGAGATGATGAATATCTTGCTGGTGCAATATCTGTTGCTGATTTTATTACTCAATTAGGACCTGGTCAAATAGGACCACAAGGGCCTCAAGGAGTACAAGGACCTCAAGGTATTCAGGGTAATCAAGGAATACAAGGAAATACTGGTGCTCAAGGAACTGCGGGAAACTCTGTAACTTTACTTGGATCATATGTTGATCTTGCTGCATTTAATGCGGGTGCAGGAAGTCTTCCAGGTGCTAATATTGGAGATGCATGGATTTTATTATCAGATGGTAGTTTAATGACATGGAATGGAACAGTTTGGTTTGATGCTGGAGATATTAAAGGACCACAAGGTGATCAAGGTTTACAGGGAATACAAGGTATTCAGGGTATCCAAGGTTTACAAGGAGCTCAAGGAATACAAGGTATTCAGGGTGTAAGCGGAACTTCAGGACTAGAAACTTATGTTAGATACTCTCCAATATTTCAAGCTACTGGTATGACCTTTACAGGTAGTGGGGCAACTTACCCAACATATAATTCTTATTATATTAAATCAGGATTACTAGTAAGTTTTGTAATAGAGATTGATTTTACAACAGTAACTAATTTTGGTACTGGTCAATATAAAGTAGAATTACCATTTGCTCCTGCATTTGCATATAATCACTTTAGTGGTTGGATTTGGGCTGATCCTAATATTAGTCCAGATGTAGGAACTGGTCATACAATACTTAATGCTGATACATCAGGTATAACAACTGTGTTAGATTTACATTACTTAAAACAATCTGGGGGAGCTAATTCACCAATTAGAGAAGGACTATGGATACAAGGCACTCCTGTTACACTAACTACAATTAGTAAAGCATATGTCAATGGTACCTATATTGCTTTAACTTAAATAATAAAAACAAATAATTATGTCAGTAGGAAATTTAAAAACAGATGGTCAAAAAGGAAATAACTTTCCTTGGCAATATAAAATGTTAGTTGGATTAGATGCTATCTTATCTGCTTTATCTGGTGGAGGATCATATCTTGCACCTCAAACAAGAACAACTAATATTATAAGAACATCAGCAGCAGGATCTATTACAGTAGGAAAGTATAGTGCTGCCTTTGCAAATGTTGGTGCAGCCAATGCTACAGTAAAAGGTATTACTATTGGAGCAGGAGAAACTATTATGTTTGATGCTGGAACACTTAATAATACACTAGATGCTATTGCTTATAATGGTACAGGAACAAGTTTGTTGATAACATATATTTCATAACTATGAGCACACAAATTAATTTATCAAAAAGAATTGCTATTCAGAATGAGTGTGTAACACTTACACCTAATGTAAATAGTATTAACTTTGAAGGAAGCGGAATAAATGCTACTACAAGTGGTGATAATGTTACAGTAACTGTACCAGGTTCTTATGGTTCTACTATTTTTTATCTTAATGAAACAGTTGCACAAGCACCGTATAAAGAATTTTCAGCTGTAATAACTACTGCTATAGAACAAATTGTTCCGGCTACAGTTGCTGGTGGTAGTACTGCTACTATTGCAGCTTATCAAACTCCATCTGGAGTTCCCGGTACAACACTTATTCCGGGAGGATTTTGGCAATTTTATTTACACCTTAATGCAACTACAGCAGGTCAGAATTGGATCATTAGACCTTTTCTATACAAAAGAGATTTAGGTGGTATAGAAACATTAATCTTAACACCTGATCCTGTTATTGTAACTAATATGAGTACTACAACTACTCAGTATATATCTGATGCAGTATTATCTTCAACTTCACTTTTTGTTACAGATAGAATAGTAGTTAAGATTGACATGCAAAATACATCAGGTGTATCTCAAACTGTAAACTTTAGAACAGAAGGATCTCAACATTATTCAGTTGTTGCAAATACACTTAATCAGAATACAGCTATACCCGTACCTGAAATTATTGTTTTAGGTACAGGAACATGTTCTACAAATAGATGTGGTGTTAGTAATATAGCTAGTGGAGCTTGTTCTGCAGCTTTATCTGGATCTTCAAATTCAGCAACTGGTTGTGGAGCAGTTATTGCCGGTGGATCTAGTAACACAGCAAGTGCTGATTATTCAACAGTAAGTGGTGGTTTTAGAAATACAGTAAGTTGTAATTTTTCAACAGTAAGTGGAGGTTATAATAACACTACAAGTGCTATTTATTCAACAGTAGGTGGTGGATTTACTAATACAGCAAGTGGTGCTATTTCAACAATAGGTGGTGGTAGATCTAATACAGCAAGTTGTAATTATTCATTCATTGGTGGAGGTATAGGTAATACTTCTTCTAGTAAGTACTCAACAGTAAGTGGAGGTCAAAATAATTCTATTGGTACATTTTCATCATACTATAATTGTCCAATATATGGTTCAACAATAGGAGGCGGTTCTTGTAATACAATTTCTTCTTATAGTGCTTGTTATGAAAGTTACGGTAATACAATTGCTGGAGGAACTTGTAATAGTACACTTTCATCATATTATAATGGACAAACAATTGGTGGTGGAGTTAGAAATACTACAAGTGGTGATTATTCTACAATAAGTGGAGGGTGTACTAATACAGCAAGTGGTGATTACACAACAGTAAGTGGAGGATCTGGTAACATAGCATCAAATAAGAGTTCAACAGTAAGTGGAGGTAATAATAATAATGCAAGTGGACGTTCTTCTACAATAGGTGGGGGTACTAATAATACTGCAAGTTGTGATGCTTCAACAGTTAGTGGAGGATATCAAAATAATGCAAGTGGTAATAGTTCAACAGTAGGTGGAGGATATCAAAATACAGCAAGTGGTTACTACTCAACAGTAAGTGGAGGTATAAATAATAAAAATATTCAAGAAAATTCAGTAATTACTGGCGGTACCTCTAATTGTTTATGTGCAACAGGTAAAAGTTCTGATTCATTTATAGGTGGTGGTAATAACAATTCTATGAGTTCTTATGAAAATTCTGCGTCAGCCATTGTTGGTGGTAGTTGTAACACTATTTCAGGTTATGGAGAAAATAATGTTTTTATAGGTGGCGGTAGATTTAATACTCTTTCTAGTTATTATGGAAAATTTAATACTATAAGTGGAGGTTACTATAATAAACTTTGTAATACTACATGTCTTGTTAATTATGGTTCAACAATAGGTGGAGGTATAGGTAATAATACACTTGGTGGAACATTTGATTTTAATACAGGAACTTACACAACACCACCTACAGCATTTTGTGAAGCAGGAAGATTATCATTTATTGGTGGAGGATATAGAAATAAAGCAACTTGTGACTTTTCATTAGTAGTTGGTGGTGCCTTTAATACTTCAAGTGATTATGCATCATCTATTGGTGGAGGTGCCATAAATACAGCAAGTGGATATTTTTCAACAGTAAGTGGAGGTTTATTAAATACTGCAAGTGCTCGTTATTCAACAATAAGTGGTGGATATGAGAATATAGCAAGTGGTACTTTATCAACAGTAAGTGGAGGTACCTTAAATACAGCAAGTGGTTTATGTTCAACAATTAGTGGGGGACATAGAAATACAGCAAGTTGTGATTATTCAACAATAAGTGGAGGTTATAATAATACTGTAAGTGGTTATGCATCAATAGTAAGTGGAGGATATCAAAATACTGCAAGTGCTTATTATTCAGGTATTTTAGGTGGTCTAAATAATACAGTATCAAATTATAAATCATTTATAGTTGGTTCTAATATTACAACAGATAGAGATATAACAACGTTTGTAAACAATTTATCTATTATGAACATTCCAGTATCAGCAGCAGGTTTACCAACTGGTTCTGTTTGGAAAAATGGTAGTGTATTAAACATTGTATAAGAATAAATAAAATGAAATATATTATATATTTATTATTGTTTATTTCAATTTTATCATGTTCTCTTGAGAAAAGACTAGCTAAGTATTGTCCATTATGTGTACAGAAAGATAGTACAGTAACAGTAATTAAAATTAAAGATACTACTATAACAATCCCAGGAGAAACAATAACTTTATTAGACACACTTTATTGCGACTCATTAGGTAATGTTATATCTAAACTAAATGGAGACCTTAGAGATAAGGATGGTAAGCTAATAAGCCTACAAACAAAACTACAAAACAACATATATACATCTAAAGCTAGAGTTCAAACAATATATAGAACTATTAAAGGCAATGATGTATACCACACTAAAGTAGTAACTAAAACTTTAAAACCAGAAAAAATTAAATACATTCCATGGTGGGTAAATTTCTTTGCTGTACTAGGAGTAATATTATTTCTTATACTACTTGTATACTTTGGTTACAAGCTGATTAAACTTTATTTATTATGAAAACACAATTATCATTATTACTAATATCAATACAACAAGAACTTTTGACTTTAATATCTATTTGCTTTGCATTCTTTTTACCAATTTCAGGAATACTCCTAATGATTGGAGTATTAATAGCCATTGATACTATCACAGGCATTTGGAAAGCTAACAAATTAAAAGAAAAAATAACTAGCAGAAAGCTCTCATCTATAATTAGCAAGTTAGCACTCTATGAGGTTACTGTGATAATGTTCTTTTTGATAGACCAATTTATTCTAAATGATATTATCCTCACTTTTTTCAGTGTACCATTTATGCTCACCAAAATTGTAGCATTGGTCCTAGCTAGTATAGAGGTGATGTCTATCAATGAGAACTACAAAGTAGTAAAAGGGATAGACCTATGGCAATCAATGAAACTATTATTTGCAAGAGCTAAGGATATTAAAGATGATATAAATAAGATAAAATAAAAATATGTATTCATCAGGTGGATTTTTAATGGTACTAGGAGTAATTTTATCATTAGGTTTTATTTTGGGTATAGTTTGGTATGTTAATAATCAAATTCCTAAACACTTAAAAAAGAAAGAATGGCTAACTAGATATGTTGCATTGGTATTAGCAGCACTCTTAGGAGTTTTTATAGTTGATATGTTAATAAGCTGGGATGTTAAACTAATGGATGATTCTATGAGACATGACTTATTTGACCTAATTAAAAACATTGTCCTTGTTGTGTTTGGATATCAATTTGCAAGTAACCAATCAAACAATCAAGATGAAATAGAATCAGATAAATAATAAAAAATTTTAACAAAAAAAATAAAAAACATGCAATTAAGTAAGAATTTAGCATTAGCAGAAGTAACAAGAAGTGAGACTGCTAAAAGAAAAGGAATTAGCAATATGCCAACTCCTGAACACATTGAGAACTTTAAGAAGTTAGCTGAAAATGTATTCCAACCAATTAGAGAACACTTTGGAGTTCCTATTCATATTTCATCTGGCTACAGAAGCAAAGCCTTAAATACTGCAGTAGGGGGAAGTTTGTCATCACAACATTGCCAGGGTGAAGCAATTGATATTGACATGGACGGTACAAGTATTACTAATAAACAAATCTTTGATTTTATTAAAGAAAATTTAAACTTTGATCAAATGATCTGGGAATTTGGAACAGATGCAAATCCTGATTGGGTTCATGTATCTTATGAGTCTACAGGTAAACAAAGAAAACAAATCCTTAAAGCAGTAAAAGCTGGAGGAGCAACTAAGTATTTACCATTTAAATAAACAATTATGAAATTTAGAAACAGCTGGAAATCAGCAACAAAACAATGGGATAAGATATCTATAAGATTTAGATTATCTTCAGTAGATGTATTTACTTTAGAAATAGATATCTCTAGAGAATTTTACATGCTAACAATATTAAATTGGACAATTAAAAATAGATAATTATGAAAGATAGTAAAAATCAGATTATTAGATCTATGAAAAGTTATGAAACAGGAGGATCATCAGATGACCCTTGTATAGAGACTGTTATGGTAGATGGTTGGCCAAAACGTAGAAGAAGACCTAAATGTGGAAAAACTAAAACATTTAGAGTTAGAAGTAATGAAGAAAAATTAGGTCTTGGAGCTAAAATAGTAGCAGGGGCAGGTGCAGTTGGTTTAGGTATTGCAGAACTTACAAATAAAACTGTAAGTAATATGCTTAAGAAAAAACAAGAAAAAGGAGGGATTATTAAAACTAAAAAATAAAACTCTTATTTAAGCTATAATAATCCAGGTAATTTAATTTATCTGGATTTTTTTTATTTAAATATTTTTTATTTAAACTTTTATAGTATATTTGTTTAAACTTTAAAAATATAAACAATGGAAAATGTAAATCAACAAGAACAAGAACAAGAGTTAACTCCTGAACAGTTAACAGAACGTAAGGAACAAATGCTTTCTTTTTATACTGAATCTTTACCTTATTTAGAAGCTCAATTAAAATATGAAAGTTTACTAACTAGTATAGATGAAATAAGATTTAAAAGAACTAATATTCAAATGCAGTATGCTATGTTAGCATCAGAAATGCAAGAAGGACCAGAAGAAGAAACTACTGAACCTACTAAAAGAACATTAAAGAAAAAGTAATCATGGCTTTAGTTAACCAGGTACAGAAACGTGTAAAAATGCCCAAGTGGGACATTGTTAAGTTTCAGATTTTAACTCATTGTTATGTTAATCATATAACAATGAGTGATTCTGATCTCAATTGTCTTACTCTATTAAGTTTTAACCAACCAATAGAACTTACTCATTTTTGTTATGATGCTTCTGCAGAAGATGAAAAAATATTTAAGTCTTCTCAAACAGTAAGAAATTCTTTAAATAAATCAGAAAAAAATAATCTTATAATAAAAGATGATAGTAATAAAAAACTTATAATGTTAAACCCAAGTTTAAAAATACAAACTCAAGGTAAAATATTATTAGATTATAAATTTTTAGATAATGATTCCGAAGAAGTATAACATATTATACAAACCTGTTGCAGAAGAATTAAACATTAGTGAAACACTTGTTGAAGATTTAATTTCTTTTTATTATAAAGAAGTAAGACAAAATCTTAGTGATTTAGTTTTTCCAAGAATTAATATTGAAGGATTAGGACATTTTATTATAAGAACTAAACTTGTTAGAAATGCAATACCAAGATATACTAATTCACTTGAAAATCATGATACATCAACATTTGCAGCTTATTATAATAAAAAAAGTATTGAAACAAAATTAGAATTATTAATAGAACTAGATAAAATAATTCAGCAACAAGAACTTAAAAAAATAAATTTTATAAAAAATAAAAATGAAAAACCTTTTAACAACTCTGTGGAAGAATAAAAAACAAATTCTAGAAGGAGTAAAAAATTCTATTATTAGAGATGAATTTGTAGAAGAAGTAGCAAGAATAAGATATGATATATGTAATAATTGTGAACTTAAAGGAAAAAAATGTGCTGTAAAAGGTACTGCTCCATGCTGCAATGAATGTGGAT